AAGCCATCATCCGCCAAGGCGCTGATTGGGGCTTCTCGGTTGATCCAACGGTGCTGGTGCAGTGCTGGATTGAAGGCCGCAAGTTGTACGTCCCATACGAGGCGTACCGCGTCGGCTGCGAGATTGTGGATACGCCTGACCTGTTCATGCAGGTTCCGGACTCGGAAAAGTGGCCGATCACCGCCGACTCTGCGCGGCCCGAGACGATCAGCCACATGCAGAAGAATGGCTTCCCCAAGATCATGCCGGCGATCAAAGGGGCAAAGAGCCTGGAAGAGGGCGTGGAGTTCCTGAAGTCGTTTGACATCGTGGTTCACCCGCGCTGCAAACACCTCATCGACGAGCTGACGCTGTATTCCTACGAAACCGACCCGCTGACGGGCCAGGTTCTGCCGAAGCTGCAAGACAAGGACAACCACGTAATTGATGCGCTGCGCTATGCCTGCGAGGGCGCGCGGCGTGCTGTGAAGCGACCGATCAAGCGCACTGCGCAGCACCACAACACTGCCGGCTGGATGGCTGGCTAAAAGGAACCGAACAATGGCAGGTCAACGAGACATGGCAGAGGCGAAGGAGCGCTATCGCTGCGCCCGCGATGCGTTCTCGGAAACCCGCAAGCGCATGCTGGAGGACTTGCAGTTCTCCAACCCGGCCGACCCCAAGCAATGGGATGACCGCGTGCGTCAGGCGCGTGAGAATTCGCCAGATGGTGCGCGCCCCTGCCTGACGTTCGACCAGACCAACCAGTACATTGCGCAGGTCGTCAACGATTCGCGCCAGAACAAGCCAGGCATTCAGGTCTTGCCGGCCGATGAGATGGCTGACTCCGAAGTGGCAACGTCGCTGGAAGGCCACATTCGCCAGATCGAGTACGTCAGCCGCGCTGGCATTGCCTACGACACCGCTCAGGAATATGCGGCCCGAATTGGCTTGGGCTGGATACGTGTGCTGCCTGAAGTCACGGACCCGGCGACCAATCATCAGGAAATCCGCATCAAACGCGTGCAAGACCCGCTGTCGGTCACGCTCAATGATGGATGGAGCGAGCCGGACGGCTCAGATGCCACCGAAGGCTGGATCACCAGCACCATTTCCAAGGCCGAGCACGAGAAGCGCTGGCCGGGCAAGAAAGTGGTGTCGTGGGACGAATCGACCATGCTCACCAAGGACAAGGTCGTCATCTGCGAGCATTTCGAAGTCACCGAGAAGCAGGAAAACCGCCTTGTTGTGCTGACCTCGGAAGGTGAGCAGCGCGAACTGTCCGAAGACGAATACTGGAAGCTGTCGCAGGAAAGCGAGGCTCCCCCGCAAATCCTGTCCACCTTCCCTGTGACGGTGCGCTCCCAAAAATGGGAGATCATGAACGGTGATGGCGTGCTGGAGGAAACCGAGTTTCCAAGCCGCTGGGTGCCGCTGATTCCCGTGCTCGGCTATGAACTATGGGTGGAAGGCAAGCGCTACCTGTGTGGCCTGACGCGCCGCATGATGGACGGCCAGCGCGCCTACAACTACGAACGTTCGGCCTATATCGAGCAGGTCGCCTTGCAGCCCAAAGCTCCGTATCTGGTTGCATGGGAGTCCATCGAGGAGTTTGATGACGAGTGGAAGACTGCCAACACTCGCAATGCTTCTTACCTGCCATATCGTGCTCACGACGATCAAGGCAATCAATTTCAGCAACCGACCCGCCAGAACCCACCGACGATCCCGACCGCCTTTGCGCAGGGTTCACAGCTCGCCCTGAACGACATTCAGGCATCGATTGGCATGTACCGCGCCAATCTGGGCGCACCGAGCAATGAGACGTCCGGCAAAGCGATCAACGCCCGCCAGCGTGAAGGCGATACGGCCAACTTCCATTACATCGACAACCTGTCGCGCTCGATTGAGCACCTAGGCCGCATCATCGTGGAGATGATCCCCAAGGTGTACGACACCAAGCGCTCAATCAAGACGTTGGCCGAGAACGGCTCGCATGACATGGTGACGATAGACCCGGCCATGTCGGGAACCGTCACCAAGCGCGGCAAGAAGGTCATGGCCATCAACCCGGGCGTGGGCGTGTATGACGTGCGGGTGAAAGTCGGCCCGGCTTACACGACGCTGCGCCAGGAGAGCGCTGAAAGCCTAGGCGAGATCCTGCGCACCAACCCGAACCTGCTGCCGATCCTTGGCCCGATGTGGGCGCGCATGCAAGATTGGCCGGAAGCCGACAAGGTGTCGCGCATGCTGCTGGCCATGGCTCCGCCTGCTGTGCAGCAGATCGAGGAAGGTAATGACGACATCCCGCCTGAAGTGCAAGCGCAGCTGATGCAGATGAAGCAGACCATCCAACAGCTTGAGCAGGCTTTCCACAAGGCCGACGCAGCCGCAGATGGCAAGCAAGCCGAGCATGAACTGGAATGGTTCAAGGCACAGACCGACCGCCTGACCGCTGAAGCCAATGCAATGGCCAAAACCGCCGCTGTGCCTGACTTTGCCACCGAGATTGCCGAAGTCAAGATGATGCTGGTGGACATCATGCGCAACTCTGGCCATCTGGAAGGCGTCGAGATGCCGCCAGCCGAACCCGAAGCGCCGCAAGCCCCGCCTGGTGAAGAACAGATGGAACAACAACAGCCCGCCGATGCGGGTTTTTTTACGCCTGATGCAGGCGAAGGGATGCCGCAATGACCGAACGCATATTGTTTGACCGGACCACGACCGGGGCGGGCGATGCCTTCCAAGTACCAGATGGCCGACCCGATCGCACCTTTCAAGCCATTGTGGCTGGCACAGGCTCAGTCAGCGCGACGGTGGTAGTGGAAGTCTCCAGCAACAATGTGGACTGGATGACGCTGGGAACCATCACCCTGTCCGGTACGACCCGAGCAGCCGATGGCTTTGCCAGTCGCGCGCCGTGGCCTATGGTGCGTGGCAACGTGACCGCATTGAGCGGCACAGATGCGCGGGTGGCTCTGCGCATGGGGACTTGATATGCCGGCCTCTGTCAGCCCGTTGAAGAACGGGATCGCCAACAGCCCGATCATCCTCTCCCAGTCCGGCGTCCCTGTCGGCATCCCGTCGTCGGGCAGCATCGGCAACAACGGTGCGCTAACGCTGACCACGGCGCTGCCGACGACCTACGCCAGCATCTACCTGTACTTCCCTGCCAATGCCATTTCGAGCGGATCGGCGGCTGGCCTGTACTACTGCGGGATGTCGTCCACGACTGTGGGCACGATCTACAACAACCAGTACACGGGCGGCGACGTCACTGTTCCAGCCAACCCGACTGCGTTTGTCACGACCGGCCCTGGCGCATACACGCAAAGCACCAGCGGTGTCACGTGCATCTCAATCACCGTCCCCGGGGGGCTGATGGGTCCGCGGGGACGGTTGCGCATCACCGAAAAGGCGACCTACCCCAGTAACGCCAACGCCAAGAACTTCCAGGCGCTGTTTGGTGGGACCAATGCTTCCTTCCTCGGAATGACGTCTGCCACCACCAACCTGCGCCAGCAGATCGAGATTGAAAATCGCGGCGTGCAGAACTCGCAGGTGTCAAGCAATTGGCTTTCCATCAGCGCGGGCGCATCCGCTTTCCTGTATCTGGCCAAGGACACAAGTGTTGATCAAGTGATTGCGCTGGTGGCGCAGCTGGCGGTGGCCACTGACTTTGCCATCTACGAGTCCTACAGCGTCGAGGCCCTGCCATCATGAGCCAGACGTTCGACACTGAAGCCGCAGCGCAAGCTGTTCCCGGCCCCAAGTACATCGTGTGGGACATGGGCATCTGGCGCGTGTTCACGGGCGAGGACATCCCGAAGCAGCCGGAACCTGAACAACAGCAGTAACCGTTTCAAGCATCAAGAGAAGCCACCCATTGAGGTGGCTTTTTTGTTGGTCCCACTTCGCGGGGTAGCGCGATGACCTCCCTTGGATCATTCCATGAACGAAGACCTGCAAGCAGCACCCGTCGAGACTGCCGAGACGACGCAAAACAATCCGGCTGATACCGCGCAAACACAGGAAGTCGCGGCTCCTGAAGAAGCCCAAGCCCAAGAGCGCACCGAGACCGATGCCGAACGGGCAGCACGCGAAGCCTCAGCCAAGCAACGGCGTATCGACCGCATCACAGCGGATCGTTACCGTCTGCGCGCTGAACGCGACCAGCTTGCCGCCGAAGTTCAAGCATTGCGCCAACAAAGCGCGCCCCAAGCCCAAGGCGAACCAGACACGCAACAACGCGCTTACTCGCAAGAGGATGTGCAGACCTTGGCGCGTCAGACGATTGCGGCAGAGCGATTCAACGCCAGGTGCGAAGACATCGTGCAAGCCGGCCAGAAGCAGTTCAAAGCCGAGTTTGGCGAGGCCATGAGGACGCTGGGCGAGGTCGCCCCGCTATTCACCCCGCAAGGTGGAGCTGAACCGCTGCTGGAGTCGATTCTGACCACCGACCGTCCGCACGAAATGCTGCACTACCTCGGCAAAAACCCCGAAGTGGCCGAGGAACTGGCAGACCTGACTCCTGCGCAGCAAGTGCGCCGCTTGGCCCGCCTCGAAGTCGAGATGGCCAGCACAAGCAGCACCAAGAAACCGACATCCAACGCCCCGCGACCCCTGACTCCGGTCAAACCCGGCGCATCGAGTGATGAACCCGATGCCAAGGCCAACCCGGAAGCCTGGATCAAGTGGCGAAACAAGCAATCCCGCTCCTGAAGCCGCCGAAAGGCGGTTTTTTTCGTCCCTACGAAAGGAAATGAATCATGGCTGATACCCTTCTTACCTCTACCAAGATCCTGGCCGAAACCATGCGGATCGTGCACAACGAATCCGCCTTCCTGCCGCACATCAACAAGGAATACAACGAGGAGTTTGCCAAGAAAGGCAACAAGGCTGGCTCCACCGTGTATCCCCGCCGCCCGGTGCAGTTCACCGTGCGCTCCGGTGCAACTGCGTCCTTCCAGGACACCACCGAGACCAGCGAGGCCATCACGGTCGAGCCGGAATTTGGTATCGACTTCGACTTCACCGATTTCGACCTGTCCCTGACCATCGACAAGTTCAGCGAGCGCTATCTGCAACCGGCCGGCAAGAAACTGGCGACCGAGCTGGATACCCGCATCGCTTCGCGCTTCTACCAGCGCATCGCCAACTTCGCCGGCACCCCGGGCACCCGTCCCAATACCGCGCTGATCGTCGGCCAGGCGCAAGCCTATCTGGACAACATGGGCGTGCCGCGCGACTCGCGCATCCTGGCCATGGACCCGCTGACGATGGCTTCGATGGTTGACGCCACCAAAGGGCTGTTCAACGACCAGAAGGCAATTGGTGACCAGTACAAGACTGGCCTCATCAAGACCCACCTGGGCGTGGACTACCAGATGTCCCCCAATGTCCCGGTTCACACCGTGGGCGGTTTGGGTGGCACTCCGCTGGTCAACGGTGCAAGCCAGGGCACGATCAACTCGGGAGCGACCGACAACCCCTATGCCGCAACCACGTCGCTGGTGACGGACGGCTGGACGGCTGCTGCGGCTAACCGCCTGAAGGCCGGCGACATCATCACCATCGCTGGCGTGTTTGCGGTCAACCCCGACAACAAGCAGAACCTGGGCTACCTGAAACAGTTCGTTGTCACGGCTGACGTGGCTTCGGACGGTTCGGGCAATGCCACCGTGGTCATCTCGCCGGCCATCATCGCTGGTGGCGCGTACCAGAACGTCACCGCTCGCCCGGCCGACAACGCTGCCATCACGGTCCTGACGGGCTCGGCATCGACTGCCTATCCGCAAAACATCCTGTTCCACAAGGATGCTTTCACGATGGTGTCTGTGGATATGGACGTGCCCAACGGCATGGACATGGCTGAGCGCATGGTGGTGGACGGTGTGTCGATGCGCTTCGTGCGCGGCTTCGACATCACCAACAACAAACGCCTGTGCCGCTTTGACGTGATGGCTGGCTT